TCACTAACGCTTCCTTGCGTTATTATATGCACATTGCCAATCCCGACGACCTCACCGATACCCAGTGGGCTATGCGAGTAAAAGAATTAGAATGGCTTAGACAAAAAGAAAAGGAACAATAATCACCAATGGCAGACTTGTTACAATATACCTTGTCCTTACGCGATATGGTAAGCGACCGCTTGCAACGCATCAATATCACTACTGATGCGATGCTTGACCGCTTTGGATCTTTGGAACGCCTACAAAGGCAGGTGTCGCAAGAGTTTAGCCAAATGGGCTCTTCGGTGAGCACCTTGCAAAGTCGGATTAATCTATTGCGTGCTGAGCGTGATTTGTTACCCGCTAATGGGCTTACAACCATTCGTACCTATAATCGTGAAATCAACCGCTTAGAAAGGCAGGTTACCCAATTGCAGAACAATACTGGGGGTCGTCTGCGCTCTTGGTTCTCTCAGGCAATGGCAGGGCTACCTGGTTTGGCTACCAACCCTCTTATATTGGCGGGAGCCGTGATAGGGGGAAGTATCCGCAAGGGTATGGAGGCAGACCTACAACAAGCCAATATCACCACTTTGCTTAGAGGTGATGTAGAGAAAGCTAAAGCCTTATATGCTCAGCTCTCTGATTATGGGGTGAAAACACCTTATGACAAGGCGGGGCTTATTGAAGCACAGAAGACGATGATGTCCTTCGGGCTTTCCTCTGAGTTTGCTTTTGGCAAGCTCAAGAACATCGGCGATATTGCTATGGGTGATGCCCAAAAAATGAAGAGCTTATCACTTGCTTTTGCACAAGCTACTTCGGCAGGCAAGCTACAAGGGCAGGACTTAATGCAGATGATAAACGCGGGCTTCAACCCCTTGCAGGTGATTAGCGAACGTACGGGCGAGAGTATGGCACAGCTCAAAGAACGAATGAGTAAAGGAGGCATTTCGGCTCAGGAACTCGCACAAGCCTTTGAATGGGCAACCGATAAACAAGGGCTATTCTACCAAGGTGCAGAAAAGGCGGGGCAAACCCTTAGCGGTAAGTTCAATAAGATGATGGACTCTATTACCGAGCTTGCTCTAAAAGTGTATGAAGCCATTAGCCCTATACTTGGTCCCTTGGTAGACCTTATGGCTGTTGTATTTTCAAGCATAGGCGGAGGTATAGGATGGCTCATTCAGAAGTTTCAAGAGGCTAACCCCGTGGTGCTTCTCGTTGCAGGAGCTATAGGTATCTACGCAACAGCTATGATACTACACAACACCTATACAGCTATTGCTACCGCTTGGCAAAATAGGCTCACCTGGGCAGTGATTAAGACAAACCTTGCTTTTTTAGCCAACCCTATTACGTGGATAATAGCGGGTATTATAGCCCTTATTGCTATCATTGCTTATTGCATTGTAGGTGTAAGTGGTTGGGGCAAAGCGTGGGATAACACTGTACAAGGTATGAAGTATATATGGGAAGCCTTTATACTCACCTATAAAGCTCATTGGAATACAGCTGTTAATGCTTTTATGGCGGGTATAGATGCCTGTAAGCTCGCTTGGTATAAATTCAAAGAAGCGGTTGGTTTAGGCGATAGTTCCGAGAACCAAGCGATGATTGCCAAGATACAAAACGACTTGCAGGAGCGTGCCAAATCGGTAACTGAAGGATATAAGAAGGCAGGCGAGGCAGGGGCTAAAGCCAAAGAAGCCTTTGGTAAAATAGGGGACTCTTTAGAGTTTAAAAGTTTTAAGGAGGTAAAAGACGGGCTAATGGGCAAGCTGGGTATGAAAACCGAAAGTACTCCCGCACCAGGGATAAGTCCTATTACGGGAGAAACTACTGCCACCACGGGAGAAGGCACTAAAACCAAAGATAACATCGTATCAGGAGGCACCCGACAAACGCATATCAACATACAGATAGGCAATGTAGGCACTGATACTAAGGTATATGTTTCCTCTGTACGTGAAGGAGTAGAGAACTTTGGAGCGATGGTCAAGGAGGAACTCCTCAGAGCAATTAACAGTATAAACCAAATGCAGACAGCTTAATGAAAGATATACTCATAGATGAGGAAAACGATTTGCGCCTATTAGCAGGTGATTTTGAGGTGGGGTACTCCGATAACCAACAACAAAAGGCTATCCTTACTACCGAGAAGGGAGAATGGAAAGAACATCCAGAAGTAGGGGTAGGCATCGCCCAAATGCTCGCCGATGACCTCTATACTGAAACCCTCATTGAAATAAAGAAACAGTTGGAGTATGACGGTATGCAGATTAACGATGTAGCCCTACAAGAGGATGGCAAATTACTAATTGATGGACAATATAATTAATCTATGGCACTAAACAAACAAGCCCTTCAACAAGGCATTATCCGCCTTCAACAAGATATGTAACGTAAAACAGATGCCTCAATGGAAGAGTATGCCGAACGCTTAGCCTCTCTTATTGATGACTTTGTTAAGAGTGGCGAGGTAACAGTGCAAGCAGGAATCACCCTACAAGCAGGGGCTTATACGGGTGCAACAACAAGTGAAGGAAAAGGGAAAATAACTTAAAAACACATATCACAATGGAATGGATATCAGAAGTATTTAAAGAGCATTTTGGTTCGTTTATCGGAATGGTATTATCGGGCTTAGCAGGTTGGTTCTTTGGTCGCCCCAAGCAGCAAATGGAACTACAAACCTCCGAACTTGACAATGTAGACAAGGCTGTGAAGATATACCGAGAGATGATAGAAGACTTAGGCACCAAGTACGCCAATGCTATTGAGGAACTCAAACACGCTAACCAACGCATTAAAGACTTAGAAGCCTCAGTAGAGGAACTTCTCACCGAATTAAAGAAGTACAAGCAACTCAACGGTAAAGCAAAATGATAATCACCGCCCTACATAATCAAAGCCTCCTCGACCTCGCCCTGCAACACACGGGCACGATAGAAAGCGTCTTTGAGTTTGCCGAAGCCAACTCTATTAACATCACTGATGATGTGCAAGCGGGCAAAACCTTAGTATTACCTGCAGAGGTATTTAGCAATAAAGATATACTAAACTACTACACCGCAAAGAACTTACAGCCCGCAACCGCCTTTTCTAAAGAAGACGAGAAAGTTGCTAAACGCCTTGAGGGTATTAGTATTTGGGCGATTAACTTAGACTTTGTAGTAACACAACAATAACTATGGCACGAAGCATTCAAGAGATACAAAACCTTATCCTGCAAGCCAAAGCACAAGAGCCTGCATTGGAAAGCCTCAATAGCACTTCCAAAGTAGCGATTTGGCGACTGTGGGTGTACATCATAGCTGTAGCAATATGGAGCTTAGAGAAGCTGTTCGACCAGCATAGGGCAGATATTGACAAGCGTTTGGCAGAACTCAAACCCCACACCGCACGTTGGTACAGAAGCAAAGCCCTTGCTTTTCAGTATGGGTTTGACTTATTGACCGACAGCGATAAGTTCAATAACCAAGGACATACAGAGGAAGCCATAGAGGCAAGTAAGATAGTAAAATATTCTGCCGTAATAGAAAGCAAAAACGAAGGTAGGCTTATAGTAAAAATAGCAGGCGAACAGGGCGACATACTCCAACCTATCACCGAACCCCAAAAGCAAGCTTTTGAGGCATATTTGCAGGAAATCAAAGACGCGGGCGTACGCCTATCGGTAGTAAATTATCAGCCCGATGTGCTGCACTTGCAAATGAAGATAGTATATGATCCTTTGGTATTAGATAGTAACGGACAAAGTATCATTCACGCCACTAAGCCCATAGAAACGGCTATTAAAGACTATTTAAAACGCCTGCCCTTTAATGGCGAGCTCGTATTAGCGCACCTTATTGACGCGCTACAACAAGCAGAAGGAGTGAAGATACCACATTTGGTATTAGCACAAAGTAAAAACATCACCAGCGGTGGAAGCTACGGAGATTTTGAAACGATAGAGATAAGCAAAATACCCACCGCAGGCTACTTTACCATTGATAACTTTAACGACATCTCTTATGTCAGCAATGTATAACCTAAACATCGACAAACTACTTGTACTGCTTACCCCCACCTTTTTGCGAAAGCCGAAGCTCATAGCGTGGTTACGTATGTTGGCAACACCCTTGCACAAAGTGCTATACGACTTTCAGCGAGCTCGCCAAGCCGACTTGTACAACTTGGCACACAACAGCCAAGTGTGCTACCTGCGCAAGGCTCTTAATGATGAGTTTGATGACGAACAACGGCGTATCCGTATCGAGGACGGCAGGCAGAAACAAAGGTTGTATATCTATCCCCGCAGTGTTAATAAGCCTTTGTACTTAGGCAAAATCTTCCTCTACCAACGAGGCGACTATATCGACGGCGGAGTAGATTTTATAGTCGTGCTGCCGAATGGTTTAGAATACGACAAATACAAGTTAGAAGCCCTCGTAAACTTCTATAAATTAGCTGGCAAACGTTGGACAATAGAAATTAAATAATATGAATAAGTTACATACAGAACACAACGCAGGCTATCCCTTTGATGTTGGGTTTCTCGCCTTTATGCAGAACGCCTACAACCTATTTAACCATTTTGGACACCTTGCAGGCAATAAGGCGATTATTTCGGGTTGTGAGGAGATAGGCAACACTATCACCCCTGGCACTGTCTTTATTAACGGAGAACTTTTCCCCTTTGAAGGAGGTGCTAAAGGTGATACTGTCATCATCAAAGAAGAAACCAATGAGGTAACCTTTGAGGATGGTTTTTTGCGCCCCTTAGAAACCATTCGCACAGCCGCTTTTGGTCGCTCTACCCCTGAGAAGACTTACAATTGGGAAGACTTTAAGCGTGTGTACAATCTCCAATATTTAGGAGAAAATAAAACAGATAACACCGAGACAGAAAAGCTCCTCAAGCGCATTGAAAAATTAGAAAAACAAAAGCAAGCGGTGCCTATTGGACTCATTGCTTTATGGGGGAAACCTGCTAATGAAATACCTGCAGGCTGGCGTGAGTATGTGAATCTACGAGGTAAAATGCCCATAGGTCTCGACCCCGACTATGTGAAGAAACCCGAAGACTCACAAGACTATCAATTGAATGGTCTATTAAAATATGGAGGCGAACTTTCTCACAAACTCACTATTGAAGAAATGCCTGCTCACAATCACCAACTATACTATCGTGAAACCCAAGATGACGCTGGTAATGGAGGCGATGGAAGAGAGTTCTCAACGGGCTCAACTCATAGTGCAAATGTTACCAGCACTGGTGGCGACCAACCCCATAACAATATGCCTCCTTATCGTGTGGTGCAATTTATAGAGTATATAGGCTTTAACTAATAAGTAATAACTTAATATTTTTAGTAATATGACACCAAAAAAGACATTAAAAAAGTGGTTTTCTAACTTAATGAAACCCGCACAAGAACATTTCGCTGCTTGGATTGACAGTTTTTGGCATAAAAGCGAACAAATTCCAATGAGCAACATCGAGGGACTTAGCAGAGCCATTGAGAACACAGTATCAGCAGGGCAGCTGCTCAATCACATCAATGACACCAATGCCCACCGTGCCCTCTTCGATGAGTTGAAAAACCAAATACAAGCCATTCATACCATCTTACAAGTAGATGATGTAAACTTCGACACCTTGCAGGAAATTGTTACTCTTCTAAAATCTAATACCAAGCTACAAGAGCTCATCGACAAAAAAGTAAACAAAGAGGAAGGCAAAGGTTTATCATCTAATGACTTCACCAACGAGCTCAAGCAGAAGTTAGAGGGCTTGCAGCCTACTGATGTATCGGGCTTGTTACCCAAAGGCGGATATGACGGCACAGGGCAACAGCTGAAAGAGGCTATTGACGGACTACAAACCAAAATGGGACAAGTAGAGACTACCCTAAGCGTAGACGACACTTCCCTTGATACTCTTCAAGAAATTGTTACCCAAGTTAAGAACAACAAGGATTTGGCAACAATAATAAACGGAAAAATGGATAAAGACGAATTTTTTGAAAAATTAAAACAACTCGTTAGTTTTTTTGTAAATTCAGCGATATCCATATCTAATCCTTTAGGCAGGATGGATATTTCCTCTAAATCTCTATACATCCACTCAAGTGAGGAACTTCTCAAATTTTTTGGAAAAGGAGTTGATATAGTATCTGGAGTTAATATTGCCTTAGAAACCAATCAGGGTATCTATTTAAGAGGTAGTTTCGGACAAGGAATTGTACAATTCTTTGATGTTCATGCTCAAGATGTAAATTTTCGTGGTGATGATTCAATGAATGCTAATATATCTGGATATAAAACAATATCATTAACTGCGCAGGATAGTATAAATTTTAATGCGCAAACGGTAAGTGTTAATGGAAATAGCTTGACTACTTTATTTGAAGACTTTCAAAATATGTATAATAAAGTAGCCGATTTAGAAAATAGGATTTCATTATTAGAGAGTCGCCCTGCTGGTTATCCTTAAAATCTAAAAGAATATGAAAAAATATATGCGAAAACACATCATCAAACTATTTGCACTCAGTTATATAGTGCCATTTGCAGGTAAAATAAGAAGTTTTACCCGCTCTGCCAACATCATATTACCCTTAATACTCATTGGAGGACTTATTGTTTGTGCCGAACTTTACAGCTGGCTATACATACTCTTGCCCTTGCTTGCAGTAGCTTGTTTCTTTGGCTTTGGGTACTTTTACTTTTGCCCGCTTACAGACAAAGACTTTCCCCTGCTTGACGATACCCAACGTTGGCAGTATGAAGCCTTTCAAAGGCGTGTAACTCCAGAGCCTAAAAGCTACAATGCCCAATGGGTATTATGGGTAAACCCTTTGGCAATAACCATAACCCTTACTATATTATTCACCTTAATACTCTAATAACCAAATGAAAAAAAGTACACGCAACATCCGCTACCTCGTAGTACACTGCTCCGCTACACCAGAGGGCAGAGACCACACCGTCAAAGATATCGACCTATGGCACAAACAAAGAGGTTTTAATGAGATAGGTTACAACTACATTGTACACCTCGACGGCACGGTTGAAGAGGGCAGAGACGTCAATAAAGTCCCTGCCCACGTAGAAGGACACAACAAGGACAGCATCGGCATTTGCTACATTGGTGGGATAGATAAAAACACGCTACAGCCTAAAGATACCCGCACAGAGGCACAGAAAGAAGCTTTAAAAAAGCTCCTCACCGAGCTTAAAGCCCTATATCCACAAGCCGAAATATTAGGTCATAAAGACTTCCCTGGTGTCGCTAAAGCCTGCCCTTGCTTCAACGCCAAAGACGAATACAAAAATATTGGAAAATGAGAAAATTAGCCCTATTATTATTAGCATTCCTCGCTTTAGTAGGTTGTCGTACCCGCAAGGTTACCACTACCGAGCAAAAGCAAATTCAAAAAGAGCGTATTGTAAAGTATAAGGATAGTACCCAACTCTTTGCCTACAACTCCCACAGCTCCCAATTCTCCCACAGCTCCCAAGAGAATTACGAGCTTGAACTCGAAAGCACTCTCGACAGCGTAGGCAACCCCCGTGAACTCATCTACACCCGCATTCGTGACGGCGATAGCGAGACCATAAGGGTAACAAACGGAAAGGTGAAAATTAAAGCTACAAACACCCATTCTAAGAGCCTACAGCAGGCTGATAGTACCCTTTATAATAATTCATACACTCACATTAAATCTGAAGCGCAAAAGCACGAATATACTCAACACAAGCAAGTAAGCAAACAAGTAAAAAGTAGCCCCGTAAGGCACATCCTTTGGCTCTTGCTACTCGCTGTATTAGTATTTATTCTTTGGAAATATAAGCCGTTTCGGTGGAAGATTTAAACAGCTTTTAAATGAAGTTTAAACACTGCTAAAAAGGAGGACAAGCAGTATAAAAAATGTCCTCCGCTTTTCTACTAAAGTTCCCCAACTTATTCATAGAAACATCAGCACGCTGACTGCGGAGGACAATATGTCTTCTGCGTCAGCCTGCTTTTTGTTTCCTA